CATCCGGCGCCGGAGCCCGTGCTCCTTCACGACGACGGGCTTGTAGGCGCGCTCCGTGAGCTCGGTCAGCTTCTGCAGGAACTCAGCCAACATGGATGTCCTTCCTTCCCGGCAGCGGCTTCGGGCCGTCCACGGAGTCGAGCGTGAGCTGCCGCGCGTCGTCGGGGCTCATCTCGTTCCAGAAGAGCCCGGCCCGGCCGGCGCTCATGTGGTAGACCTTCGACGACCGCAGCGGCTGGGCGTCCTTGATCGAGAACTGCACGAGGCACTCGCGCAGCACGCCCTGGTCGTCCGCCACCGGGACGAGCTCGGCCTGGATCGTCACCGTGCGCGCCTTGCCGAGCAGCGGTCGGTCGCGACAGTCGGCCTCGCTGCGCCGGAGCGCCTGCTCGAACGACTCTTTGATGCGCCCCTCGTCGATCGTGAGGAGGGTCGCGAGATCGAACTTCTCTAGTGCCACCTGAGAGCTCTCCTTTCCTGGAGTCTACGGCCCGAGCCGAAGTGACCCGGCGCTCGAGCGCGCAGACTACTACGCCGACGGCAAGAGTCGAGAGCCTCGATCGAACCAGCCGCCATTCTCCCAGCGCGGAAGCTCCATCCACCCGCCGTTCCCGACCGCGCCGATGTGTGGCTGCATCGACTGGTCGCGCGCGAGCGCGTCGCTGAAGAGGGACGTCGCCTTGATCGCGTCGAGGCGCTTCCCAAGCGCACCCAGCGACTCGTCGTCCTCCTGGACGTGCGCGTAGGCCTTCAGCACCTCGAGGAAGAGCGCGTTCAGCCAGCCCGACTTCGGCAGCGGCAGCGGCGCGCCGTCGTCCTCGGGCGTGGACCAGCCGGCGCGGTAGATGATGACGAACTGCTCGGTGCCGTCGAGCTGGCCCGGGTGCAGGTCGAGGCGCGGGATCGTGCGGCCGTCGGCCGCGCTGCGTACGTGGTTCAGGAGCGCGAAGAAGCTCGCCGTCCACACCGAGCCGGTCCAGCGCAGGTCGAGCAGGTCCTGGCCGGTGCCGAGCCCCAGGGCCCCCCGGAAGCTCCCCACGACGCCGTAGGCCGTGATGCGCTGGAGGTCGAAGTCGGAGGGCAGCGCGACCTGGTCGTTCGGCAGGGTGGCCGCGATGTCGGTCTGGCCGTTGGCCGCGGCGCCGATGCTGGTCGCCAGCACGATCTCGTCCGCGTCCGTGCGGGAGGCAATCTCGTAGGTCCCGACCGTGGCCCCGGTGCCGTCCGTGACCTCGACTGTGTCGGCCTCGAGCCACGTGTAGGTCGCGAAGGCCCCCACCTTGCGCAGAGTGAGCGTCGCCTCGGTCCAGGTCGCGCCGGTCAGGTCGATCGAGACGCGCGAGCGCAGGCGCACCTGGCGGCCCGTGAGCCAGTTCCACGTCGCCATGCCCACCAGCGAGTGCCCGGCGCGGTCCACGAGCTCGCGGTGCTCTGCCGGGCCGCCCAGCGGGCCGCCGATCTCGTGCTCGAGCTCGCGCGTGCAGGCCTGGACCGTCAGCGGGTAGGCGGTGGGCACGCCGCGAGGCTACCGCTCCGCGCCGGCCGACTCCAGCCCTACCCGAGCGGCGCCGGGAAGGGCGCGGCCAGGGCGCGCTTCAGCGCGTCGGCCAGCGTCACGCCGCGCTGCGTGTGGCACGGCAGGCCCTGGGTCGGCCACCAGGAGACCTCGTGCAGATACTCGCGTGGCGGGATCTTGTCGCCGATGGTCTCGGCCAGCTTGCGGCGCCGCTCGTAGCTCGCCGCCGGCTCGACGATCACGCGGAACTCGACCGCGCGGCTCTCGATCCCGCTGGTCGTGTGGTGGAGCTTCCTGGTCAGCTTCCAGAGCAGCCAGGTTGTGCGCAGGAACATCATCCGCGCGAGCCTACCCAGAAAAGCGCACGGGCCGCTAGAGCTTGCGCCCCAGCGGCCCGCGGAAGGGAGGCGAACCGCCCTAGGTCACGTCCAGCGTGGACAGGATCGACCCGAAGCCGTGCACGCCGCTGAACCACCCGGGGGTGGTCCCTGCGCCGGTACGGGCCTCGAGAGGCAGGAACACGACCTTGCGGGGGAGCAGCGTCGCCTGCGCGTTCCCGTCGATCGTTACCTGCGCGTCCGCGATCACCGCCACCTCCGACCCGTCACCGATGATCCCGACCGAGGTCAGGAGCACGACGGTGCCGGAGCACGCCACCGCGTCGCAGTGTCCCTGCAGGCGGAAGCGGATCGGGGAGGGGTTGTCGTCCGCCGCGGCCTGCTGCACCACGCCCACGATCTCGCACGCGAGCGTGAACGGGTGAGTGGTCGCGTCGTAGATCGGGACGACGATGTTCGCGATCCCGGCCGTGGAGGCACCGGGCGCGTTCGTGGTCGAAGCCGCATCGCTGCGGATCCGGTCCAACTGTTCCACGTCTCCGACCGCCACGGCCGAGCCGGTGCGGTTGGTGACGAGGATGTCGATGGGAGCGGGGCCAGCCCACCCGAAGTTCGGCTGAAGAGAAGTCATTGGGTTGGGCTCCTACTAGCCTCGCACCGAGGCGAAGTCCGCGTCTTCCATCACCAGGCCGTCGCCGGCCGCGCCCGCGTTGTCCACGCCGGTGAACAGTCCCGGCGTCACGATCCCGCCCGCCTTGCGACGAGTCCGGCACACGTTGTTGTGCCAGTTGTCGAAGTACACGACGCGATCGAACGGCTGCGTCTGGCTCGCCGGAGGAGTCTCCTCCTCCAGCCAGTGCTCGCTGTGCACGATCTTCTTGTACTTCGACGGGTTGACCCAGACGAAGCGGGGACCGCTCGAGTCGGGGTTCTGCGTGGCGGCTCCGGCCTCGTCGACCGTGTCGTCGAACTCGCCGGCGTTGTCCGCGGCGGTGTTGCCCGCCCACACGACGGCCGTGTCCATCTTCTCGACGTAGCGCAGCGGGATCCCCTGGTAGGAGAGCTCGGCGCCACCGAGGGTGATAGACGGGTCGTTGACCTTGCCGCGCAGGAAGTCACCCCGCGAACCGCCGTTGGCCTCGTAGAGCGCCATGCCGGTCATGCTCGTGAAGATGAAGCCCTTCGGCTCGGACGGCGACCCGTACTCCGGGCGGATCACGAGCGTCTCGAAGGAGAGGCGCTTGTGCATGCGCATGAAGGACGTGTAGCCGGTCCAGCGCGCCGTGCCCGGGGGCGGCACGACGTTGTGGTAGAACTCGACGGGGTTCCTCCACTTCGGCTGCGTGGTCGGGTTGATGCCCTGGATGGTGGTGAACCCGGGCGGGACCGTTCCCGTCGGGGCGACACCGGCCGTGGCACCGAACTCGGTCAGCGTGCAGAAGAGCGAGTAGGGCACCTTCCCCGTGTTCCCTTCCATCTGCGCCGCGTTGGGCGCCAGGAAGAAGCCACGCTCGAGGTGGTTGTTGAGCGAGGTGATGACGTTCATCCACTTCGCCCAGATGATGTCCTTCATCACCATCGCGCGCGCGCCCTTGTTGAGCTGGCCGATGTTCTGAAGGCCCTTCTCGTGCTTGTTGAACACCTCGTTGACCTGCGTGAAGCGCCAGGGCACTTCCCACCGGGTCAGGTGCTGCGAGAGCTGAGGAGCGAACTCCTCCATGGGCTGGTAGTCGGTCGCGCTGTTGACTTCATCGAAGTAGATGAAGTCCTGGATCGCCGCACCGCCCTGGACCTGCTGGCTCATGTCATGCGCTTGCATGATCTGCCGGAGCAGAGTCGTCTTGAAAGACGCCTCGTTCTCGATCATCTTGATCGAGGTGAGAGTCGTCGGCGTCGTGGCCAAGAACAGGTCCACGAGCGTGTTGAGAGCTTGTCCGCCGGCCATTGGAGTACCTCCGTGGCTTGGCGTGCTGGGCTAGTCCGGGCTCTCCCCGGGTGCCCCTATTTCTACGTGCGGCGGTCGGCTGGCCCGAGGAAGACCTTGGATCCGAACCTGCGCGCCCCGCGCGTGTCGCCGGCCTCGACTCGCTCCATGGCCTTCATGAAGGCGTCGTCGGAGTTCTCCGTGCGGTCCTCGACGCGACCCTCCGGAGGCGGCGCAGAGCCGTTCCGTCGTTTCGCCGCGAGGTGTCCGGTGGGAGCTCCGAGAACGAGCTTCGCCGCATCGTCGTAGCAGTCGGCCACGGAAGCGTAGGCGGCTTGGTTGCCGGCCTCGTCCATGCCGCTCTTCCACAGATGCAGCGCCTTCGTGTTGAGCTTGGAGACGAGATCCTGGTCCGACTTCAGCTTGGGGTGTGCGTCCGACAGACGCCGCACTTGTTCACCGATCTGACGGCGACCGTCGGCCGCTGCCGCTTCCTGGGCCGTCTGCTCCGTCTTGGAGAGACGACCGTCGAACTCGGCGCGCACCGACTGCGCGACCGCATCCAGCACGGGCACGAAGGCTTCCTTCACGACGTCGGGGTCGTATCCGAGCTTGTCCGCGAGTGCCTTCAGGTGGGGCGTCCAGTCCACGGCGCCGGCCTTCTTGGCCGGCTCCGCGGGTGCCTTCGTCCCCGCTTCCAGTTCGCGAATCCGCTGGGCACGCTCCTCGAGCGCGGCCTCCGTCTTTGCCCGCCTGTCGGCGGCCTGAGTCCCCAGGGCGATCAGTTCTTCCCTAGAGGCGTTCTTGATGATGAGCGAGGCCCCGTCGCCGTGCGTGTAGCGCAGCGCCAGAAGGGCCTTCTCGTAGGCGTCGTCGCCCGTGGCTGCGACCTCGGTCGCGGTCTTCTCGCCGGGCGCGCCGCCCTCGTCGCTGGCGTCCGCGAGCTCGCGGTCGGGGTCGTCGTGCTCGACGTCGTCCTCGGACTTCAGCCCGGGCGCGTCCTCGTCGCCTTGGATCTCGGGCGGGAGGTCGGCGAACGCGGCCTTGAAGTCGGTGTCGAAGTCCGACACCGGCCCGGCCTCGGGCGCCTTCGCGCCCGTGTCGAGGACGGTCCCTTCCGGGGCGGCTGCTTCCTGCTCGATCATGCCCGGAAGCCTGCCGCCGCCCAGCCCGGGAATCAAGGGGCCGCGAGCCCGGCCTTGCGCTGGCGCTTCGCCATCGCCTTGCGCACGCGCTCGGCGTCGTGTGGGTGCGTCAGGAAGTGCGCGACGCGCTGGTCGCGGGTCATGTAGTGCAGGAGGATCCCGCGCCGCGTGGCCGTGGAGCACCCCGCGAGGTGCTTCAGGAGCTCCGGCGAGGGCGACGGGGCCTCGATCAGTGTTCTTTCCACCGCACGTCCCTCCCCCGGCGCTTCTCGAGCGCCAGGTACTCGCGCAGGCTCTTCTCGTTCCGGAACGTGCTCACGCCGTCCTTCGGGTCGAAGTGCGCGCCCACAACCTCGGCGTCCTGCCGCGAGAGCTGCGGGGTCTCGAACTCCTTGAAGTTCAGGACCGCGCCGCCCTTCACCGGCACGTACTCGCCCGTCTCGGGGATCCAGCGCAGGCGGGTCACGCGCTCGCCGCCATTTCCGTCTTCGGCGCCTCGGCCTTCGCCATCGCCGGCTTCTGGAGCGCCGGCACCTTCGGCGCGAGCTGCTTCGGCTGGTTCATCGGCCGCCCGCTCGAGCCGCGCGGGCGCGCGAGCTGGCCGGCTTGCATGTGCACCGCGCCGATGTCGCGCAGGAGCCGCGGGATCGGGTCCTCGCCCGGCACCGGGCTCTTCGCGGCCTGGAGCAACTGGGCGATGTCCACCTGGTCCTCGAGGTTCGGAATCGCGAAGCCCTCGCCGACCGCGCGCAGCAGGGGCTTCGGTTTCCAGCCCTGCGCGATGAGCTGCGGCAGCACGGCCGCGAGCTGCGGCAGCACGTTCGTGTAGAAGCTCGCGCGCAGCGCCTTCGTCTGGTCGCTCGGCCGCTCCATCGAGAAGGCCTCGATCTCGAGCGCGAGGTCGTCGAAGGTGGCGCCCGAGCCCTGGACGAAGGAGCCGCCCTCGAAGATCGCCTCGGCCGTCTCGGGCACCTCCTCGCCCTTCTCCTGCAGGCGCTGGCGCATGGCCGCCGCGGCCTCGGGCCCGGCGAGGAAGCGCACCTCGTCGGTCGTGAACATGTCGTAGCAGACCGTCTTCAGGATGCGCGCGGCGAAGCGGTTCTGGAACGAGCCCTTGATCTGCGCCACGCGCGCGCCAGCGGCCTGCGTCGCCTCCAGCACCT